ATGTGGGAGACGTTGAAACGCTGGTGAATGAGGCGGTAGGCTTCATCGTGCATCAGCCCGCGTTTGGTGGTGAGCATCGTCACCGCCTGGCGCAATCCGGCACGTTCATCCGGGGTGGTGCGGCGGGGATTTTCTGCCTTGCCGTTGTGCCAGTAGTCGTACAGCACTTTGAAGCATTCGCGCTGGTAACGGATGAGGGTAGTGCGCGCTTCCGGGTTCTTCAGGCGGGTAACGTCCACCCCGAACAGCCAGCCGTTCAGGTATTCCAGCGGTAGGCAAACCATGTCTTGCTCGCCGCCGTTTGAAGGTGTTCGTATAACACGAATACCATCTTTCAGGATTGCATGGCGGTTGATGCGCTCCCATTGTCCGTGCCAGCCAAGCCCGATGTTTTCACAAATAGCTTTCATGCCCACATAGGGCTTGCCGTCATGCTGAATGGTGGGGATGATTTTGCCGTGGAAATCCACAGATTGAATAGCGTTTTTCATAACAGTCTCCTAGATAAACGGGATACTGCCGCTCTTACGCCAATAAGGGCGACAGGAATACACAGGATTGGCGTACCACCATCTAGGAAGTGGCGCATCCGAGGATGCTCCCGTGTACCCTGCCATAACGAAATCTTGTGCGAACGAACAACGAAACAAACGATGGGCACAAAAAAACCGCAACAGGTGCGGGGTTACACACCTAGACTGAAACATGACGCCAATCATGACACCGGTTTTTGCCGATGCAGAACCAGCATACAAAAAAACCTTGCTTGATGCAAGGTTTAATGGTTGCCACCGTGTTAGGGCGGTCGGGACGTTCAAAAACCGCAAACAGACGGCCGGAGTTATTCCCCTTGCGGGTGTTATATTCCTCGCCCTCCCGACCATAACAAATCGGTAAAATCCTGTAGCCATGCGAAACGAACGATGGAGCACGGACACAAAAAAACCGCAATTCTGACGGGTGCGGAAACCGCTTTTGGAAAGGTTTTGAAGCCTTGTGCGCACTATACGAAAAAGCCCCTGCGGATGCAATGCGCAGTTGTGCGTATGACACGCCCAACTGGCAGGAAAGGTTTTCATGACCATTTATTTCAGACTGGACACCGCCCAAAGGATGAGCGCGATGCCCATGCACGTCAGCAGGATTTTTACCCCGCTACCAAGGCTGGCATACAGGCTTTTCAGCGCTTCGTCTGCGCCCTGCTCGCTGGCTTTTGCTTCTATTTTCGTTTCCATATTGACTCCGAAATGTATCCACGAACTGAGGTTTTTGATAAAATCTTTCATAGGTTAGTCGTCCACCCGGTTAACTTCGTGTCGTTGGATGCGTCAACATCGCAACGACCTGTTTTCAGCCGCCCGTCAGGCGGCTTTTTTATTGCCTGTATCTGTGCTTCTTCCTGCCGCAATTAGACCAGTCTGGAATTTCTCCTGCCAGCGGCAATTTTCAATAGGACGCGCCTACTGAAAGCGGAAGGCTGGCGCGCGCCCATGAAAAAAGCCCCTGCGGATGCAAGGGCTTTTTGTAAATAATTCAGTAGCTAGGCTTGTTTTTATGGTAGCCTTGCCTATAATACACCTACCGGCTCAAGGGAGTCCGGCAAAGTAAACCCCCGGCTTTCGACGGGGGCTACAGAAGGAACTATGAGATGAAAGCACTCATCAAAATAGTTGTTCTGGTTACCTTATTGTTGCTGGCAATGCCAGCCTGGTAATTCAGACGGGGGGCGGTGTACGGCCGCCCCCTCTTTCGCAATATAGTCAAAGACAACGGAGAAATCAATGCCCAAGTCCCGCGCCCAAATCCAGAGGGAAAGCAATGCCCGCCGGGGCATCAAGCCCAAGTCGTTCAATCTGTCCGTGGAGTTCATCGCCGAGTTTGAGGCAGTGGCGAGGCAGCAAGGTCTGGCAAACAACGCGCTGCTCGTCGCCGCCCTTGCCGCCTACCGGGAAAAGCATGGGGTGTGATTATTCCATCGAGTTCTGCGCGGTGATACGGGCGTAGTCTGCGGTTTTCATCGTTGCAGTGGCAATGTGGGCAAACAGTAGCAAACTGCATCCTGACACCAGCGCGCCAATGGAAATCGCAATGCCCACCATAGGTTTGGCGCTAAACAGTGCGGCGAGAAATGACAGCAGCGCGATGAGTATTACAAACCAGCCGATAAAGGCGACGAACTTGGCGATACTCAGTCCGCCCGCAAACTCGGTTGCGCTGATGTCCTGCGCCGGTTTTTCCCGATATCGGGTAACAGGCGCAGGGGCTGCGGGCGACGCCGCTGCGGATGCTGGCGCCGGTCGCGGACGGGTGACACCGATCTCAAACGGTTTATGGCAATGTTCGCAGCGGATGAGGTCGCCTTTTTGTTTGCCGGTTTCGATTTCACCGGCGCAGTACGGGCATTTGATAATGGGCATGGTGTCATTCCTGTTGGGGGATGACGCCTGCCAAGCATCGCCCGTGCCGCCTGCGTTTTTCATCGCCGGTTCAAGACAACGTTATGCTGGTTTCGGCCGCTCTTTCGCCTCTTTTGTCTCGGCTACCACCTCGACAGCGACGCCCTGCTCAATGAGCCATTTGCCAGCGGCAAGGGACGCGTCCACCTCGTCGCCGACCGCAAAGGATCGGTCGCCGTGGGCAAAGGGTTTGATAGCGCGGATTTTCATGTCGCCTCCTTACGCCTTGAGCGTGACTGTGAACGGGCTGGTCTGACCTTCCGGCACTTCTGGGCGCCCTGACAGCTCGATGGTGTTGAAGTCGTCAGAGAAGAAGTTGAACGCGCCGCTCGCCGACAGGGTTGCCTTCGGGATGTGCAGTTTGACATCCGCACCATTGACGCGGTTGCGACCATCCAGCACCAGCTCGCATTTGATTTGGCTGTCGGTGTTCGCCTGGATGACCCACGCTTCCCAGTCGGCGGTTTTGTAGCTGACCTTGATTTTGTCGCCTTTGGCAACGCCCGCGGTGTCCTTGAGTTTAATCATGCCGAGGCGGTGATGCACTTCGTAATGCTCGGCGGCAATCGGCGTGTCGTTTGCCTGTTTGACCGTGATGCCTGCCGCCTCCAGATAGCCGTGTTTGAGTTGCAAATAGCGCCCCAAATCCACATCAACCATTTCGTCAGAGACGGTTTGCGAGGTCATTTGTTCGCGTTTCAGCGCGCCCTGGAAGACCATCGCCATGTTTTCCTCGTTGAAGTCGTCGAGGGTGATTTTCAGCTCGCCGGATTTCGGCAGGATGACGGTGTTGAGCACCGCGCCGTAGTTCTCGCGCATTTTCGAGATGCGCTCTTTTACTTCCGATTCCGTCGAGACAGAAAGCTCGGTGGCGTTACCCACCGGAATCAGGCCGAGGTCGGTGCGGTCTAGGCGGCGGATGTACAGGGTACCTTCGCCGATGAAACCGTCGTGTCGCAGTTGTGCTGCCATGTGTTACTCCTTGGATTGGAAATTGAGGTTGAGTTGATATTTGAGCGGGTAGAGGCTCAAGCCGTAGGCATATACCGCCCGCTCGCCCGGCACCATTTGCAAGGTTTGCCGCGCGCGCGGGTCATCATCCAGCGGGGCAAAGCCCGCCATCGCCTGCATGACGCCACCAATCAGCTTGCCCACGCCGTCCGGCATACCGTCGCGCTGGTAATTCTGCGAGGCGATGATGACGGAGTAGGTGACGGTGATGAGTTGGTGCCGCCCGTTGCCCGCGTCGCTTTTGGGTGCGATGCCGTCGAATATGAGATAGACGTAGCCGTCCGTCCCCGTGGTCTTGCCGTTGATGACTTGGGCGAGGTCGTTGGCACCGCAGACAGCATGCACCCCGTCCACCGTTTTCAGCCGCTCGGCGATGGGCGCGTAGGCGGCATTGACGTCAAATGCTGAAGTAGGCATGTGTGAGCTCCTTGACGCTGGCCAGCAGGTCGTCCGAGACGCCCAAAAACGGGCGCGCCGGGATGTGCTGTGTGCCGAACTGGTGATAGTGGGCGTAGTCGGTCGCAGTGCCGATTTGCAGGGTGTTGCCGTGCACTTGTGCGGTGATGGAGCCCATCAGTACGCCGGTGTCTTGCAACGGGCGGTCGCCGCCGCGTGGTCGTGGACGCTTTAGAGCCTGCCACGCCGTGCCGTCCGGCGAACGGGATTGCTCGAAGCGTTGCACTACCCGCGCTACTTCGTCCTGCCCCAGCTCGTCCAGCATCGGCGCCAGGTCTTCGCCCTTCGTCGCCAACAGCCGCAGCGTGCCGAGCGCTTCGTCCAGCCCGTCCGTCGATACCACAAAGCGCATCGCTACCTCCGCCGCACCATGTCCATCTTGTCCAGCGTCGCCTGATCATAGACGACCGGGCTGGATACGACGGCGATGCGATGATTGCCCGTAAGCGGCAACGGGCTATCCGGTTTACGGTTGTCGCCGCTCCCCGGATAGAGTTGCACCTTGCCCGCCGCGACGTCGGACAGCCATTTCAAGGCGTCCTCGTAGCGCAGGCGGATGGTGGTTTTCCCGGTGTCGCCGCCCTCTTTGATTTGGTCGTCGTGCAGCCGGTAGCGAGCGATGTCCGCCGTAGCTGACACCAGCGCCGCTGGCACGGACGGTAGGGGCAACGGGTGCGCGCGGGCGATGTAGGTATCGGCCAGCGCCGCCGCATCCGCACACGCCGCCAAGAGACGGGCGTTTTGCGGGTCGGGGTCGGCTTCCAACACCTGTTTCACCTCGCGCGCGCCGAAGCGGTCGATGATGTCTTGCGGTTGTGCGTACATCACGCGCTCTTGAAGTGCATCAGGGTCTGCGGGCGCAAGCACATCGGCAACGGGTTGCCCTCGGTGTAGATGCTCACCCCGCGCTTGTGTTCCAAGTTCTCGACGTCGATATAAAACGCCCGCGCCATCTTGTTCGCCTCGGTCATCATGTTGCCGGGGGCGTTGTAGCGCACGAAGCCGTTGCGCATCCCGGTGAGGTAGGCGTGTGCGTGTCCGGCCTCAATCATCGGGGTCGCGCCGATGCTGTAGTCGTAGATTTCAAAGGTCATCCCCTTCCAGGCGAACTTGCCGTTGGTATTCTCGCGGGCAAGGACGTTGTCTTGGTAGCGCATCCACGCCTCTTTGGTGGACTTGTGGCCGACCAGCGCATCGAAAAATTCCGGGCTGCACAGCACGGTGCAACCGTTGGTAACGTCACCTTTGAGCGCCTTTTTCATCGCGCGCAGGGTTTGTTCGATGACGAGGCCAAGGTCGCCCGTGCCGCCAAACTGCATGGTGGTTTCCGGCTCGGTAATGCCGAACTCGCTGAACAGGTCATAGATGACGGTGGTGCCGTCGGCATCGACAATCTTGCCTTTGACCGCGCCCAGCATCAGGTGTTCGATGGTGGCGTCGTGGCTGTTGCGGTGTTCGGCAATTTCGTCAGCGACGACTTCGGCGTTGGAGAGCAGCGCGTCTGCCGTCCCCGCCTTGCGCACGTCCTGGATTTGGTCGGCGCGGATGGTCGTTTGCAGCGAGAGGTGCGGCACGCGGAAGGTGCGGACGATGCTGTCCTTGCCGAAGGCTTTTTGGTTCGGTGCATCGGCACGGTCGCGCGCCGGGATGAGGGCGACACGGCCGCCGACAAACTCGACCATGACGGTCGTCGTGGTCAGGTTCTTTTCGCGCCACATCGGATCAGCGAGCAGGCGGGACGGGACGTTGGGCTTTTGGGTGACGGCCTCGTCCAGTTCTTTCTGGGTGAGACCAAGCATGGCTAATGCAGTCATGGGTTACTCCTTAAATTTTTGGCATTAAAAAGCCCCTGAGCGGGGCTGAGGTGTTGGGTTTAGGCTCGCAGCAGCGGGTTCGGTCGGGTTTCCGGCGCTGCTCCGCCCTCGTAACTGGCGGACATCACCGCGCTCTGTTTCGCCGAGAGCTGGATTTGCTCCACCACGGCGGCAAAGGTGTCGTCGTCGGCTTTGGCCAGTTTGGCGGCGCGCTCGCCCTCCACACCGAGGGCAGAGAGTTGCGCCAGCTTCGCGGCCGTCGCCTGTTCGGCGAGTTGCTGCTTCAGGGTTTCGTTTTCGGCGGCGAGGGTTGCTTTCTCGGCGGACAACGTCGCCACCTGTTGTTCAAGTTCCTTGTTCATTTCTGGCTCCTGGTTGGGTTTTGTAAGTGAGAGGGAGAGGATGCGGGCGCTGGTATCGGCATCAACGCCCGTCGGTGTAAATGACACCTCACGGATGACGCCATCAGCCAGCACCGTAACATCATCGACGGTAATCGCTTGTCCATTGACAACGTCGCCAGCGTTACGGGTCAGTGTGCGACGGCTCTCAATGTGGACGCTCATCTGCCACTCCAGTCCCTCATCAGCGGCGCTGGTGATTTCGCTGGCGTGGTCGTTGTTGAGCATCTCGCCCTCGACGATGAGTGCATTGCCCTCGCGCATGAGGTGGCCATAACCGACAACGCGGTCGCGGTCGTGGCTTCGCAAGAGCGGGATTTGCTTGCCGTCGAATTTAAGGCTGTCGAGGTCGATGGCGATGTTGTCGCCAAAGTAGGACAGCACCCCGCCCGCGTAGGCAACGCCGTGCATCTTGCGCCGCTCATCAACGGATAGGCGGGCAATACTTAGAGTGATGCCGCTCATTCAAAGCCTCGCTGCGTGGCGATGGACGTGTTGAGCGCGATGCCTTGAGCATTGCAATGGGCGACCAGCGGATGCAGTGGTTTGGTGTCGTCAAAGGCATCGGTGGCGACACCGACCAGCTTGTCGATGAGGATGGTGGCGTTGCGGATGACGCATGGCACTTGCGCGTCCTTGTCGGCATCAGCCAGAGCGAAGGCGACTACCGCCCCCGGTACTGCACTCGCTGGGATGGTCGGCAGGGTCGTGCCTTTGTACGGCTCGTAGCCCTTGTCGGTCAGTACCAGTACCTCGCCCGCTTTGACCGCCTTGGCGGCTTTGACACGCGTGCGGCTGTTGGTCGGGTGCCCTTCCCAATGGAGGAAGGACGGCTTGTCGTACTGGATGGTTTGCGTTGTCATGGATGACTCCTTGGGTTTGGGTATAAAAAAACCCGCATTAGCGGGCGGTGATGAACATATCGGGTTGAATCTTCTGCACGATGTCGGCAAGACGCTTGCGGATACCAGGCTTTTCCTGCTTCCACAGGTTCAGCCCCTTGCCGCATAAGCTGGCGTTCGCCTTGCCTGTGGCGTAATCCAGCAGCGCCTGATGGTATTGGGTGGTGAGGATGCCGCGCTCGTGGTTGTGCCGCTCGATGATGTCCAGCACCCAGCGGCGGAACTCCTTGGCTTTCTTCGAACGGGCGAACATCCCGAGCAGGTGCGCACCGCGCAGGCTGAAGACGCGCACTTTCTGTCTGCCGCCCGCACCCTCCATTTCAATCAGCGCAGTCATGCTGTCAGTAAACTCTTCCGCATTACGACGGTAGAGGTTGCGCACCCGGGTTACAAAGGGGGTCTCGTTTTGAGACCCCCTTTTGTCGCTGGGGTAAAGCGCCGCCGCAATGTCGCTTACAGTCAGCCATTTGTCGCCATTGCGGTCAATCACACGCAGGCTTGTGCCACCAAATATCAGGTTTGCCATGTTTAACTCCTTTGAGGAATAAAAAAAGCGCGGGAGGTTGGCTATCTCTCGCGCCCATGAAAAAAGCCCCGCGAGGGGGCTTTGGGGAAATGTGGGAAAATCCCATATTGGGGGTTAAAACACGGCTCCTGCTGCAAGCAGCCTGTCCACAGCATCGTCATACTGCTGTCGCTCCTCTTCGGTCGCCGTGAACGGATTGAGCGGCTCTCCTTCATCAATCGGCAGCATAAGCGGCGCGTAAGGATACAACTCCTCCGGGAAATCTTTTTTGTGTGGGGCGATGCTGAAGATGCAGGCGGAAAACTGTTTGGCATCGCGCATGGGGTCGGTAATGCGCACCGGGATAAAGACCCCCGCGCTGTCGTACCATCCGCCGCCCTGCCGCCCAATCGCGGTGGCAAGCTCGATTTCCTTGCGCGCATCGCCATCGTCGCCGTGCAGTTCTCCGGATGTCAAATCCAGCACGAACGCCGTGCCTCTGAAGGTAAATTCCAATGTTTTCACGGGGTGAACCTCGTCAATAGTCCTATACCCAAGTATATCATTTCACGGTCATTATCCAGCATTTTTTTCAACAGGTGAGCGTCCCCACCAAGCAACGCCTGGAATGTCATCGTCAACACTTCTCGTGGCTGAGGATTGTCATCGTCTCCATAATTGCGCCCAATATAACCATCCACAAAGCTATCCTCACGTCCAACTTCAGTACGGGAATAATGTGATGTGCCTTTATCCTTTGCGAAATCTGCCAAGGGTTTTGTTTTCTCCCCCGCAGTCCGGTCAAGCCAGAACTGTTTGAAATAATCATCCAGACCGGGAACTGTTCTTTGCAGCCGGTGCCCATATTCATGAATGCTTATTCTGGCCGCGTTGTACGCCACCTCTTTGCCCGTCATTTCGTTCAAATAAAGCAAACTGTCGCCAGCTTGCAATTGTTCGGCGAACTTGGAGAATACACGCAACCCTTGAGAATTCAGCCATCTTTTGTTTTTCATCACCAAAGACATTCTATCGTCTATAAACAAGTGGTATCCACGGTCGGTCAAATTGCGGATATACACCGTCCCCGTACTATTCGCCTTGTTAACCCATGAAGCAGGATACCTCCCGATTATTTCCTTAAATTTCTTAACCACATCACCTTCAGCCTTGGCTTGTGCGCCGGTCTCTACACCTTCGCGCTTCATGACTGCCAATAGCGCATTCAAAAACTCATCCCGCCTCTCCGGGATGGCGTCATCCATCTGGTGCGGCAATATATCTTGTAGCCAATCAAAATTGACGCTATCCAATAAGTCTGAGTGCTTTTCCCATATTTCTTCGCCCATTTTGGCAACATCTCGCCAGTTTTCCGGCGTCGGGAATGGCGGCGACGGCTCCGTGTATGCAACTTTGCCCAATCCAGCCTTCGCTTCTTTTTGGCGTAGATACTCGGTGAGGTCGCGGCGCTCTGGGCTACCCCAGCCTTTATCGGCTGCCGCGGTATGGCTGACGCCGTGGTCATCTTCCCACGTCGGCAATTTCCCCGGCGCACCGCTGTAACCGAGTGCTTTTGCCTGTTTTTCAGACAGGCTCACCATCGTGCAGCGGCAGTTGAATCCAAGGGGCGGCGCCAGCTGCTGCCAACGCTCGTCATCCACCGGCATCATCAGCCCGTGCAGGGCGTGGTGTGCCGGGCGAGTGCGATGGTCGTTGATAGCGATATAGCGCAGGATGGGGCGGCGGCCGACGTGGGCGCGGAAGTGTGTCCATTTGGCACCGTTGTACGATGACAGCATCGCCGTGCGGAATACAGTCTCCTGATAGTGCCGCGGCAGCGCCAGCATCTCCGGGGTGAGCGCCTGTTGCCATTCGCGGAAGCTCTTGCCCTCTGCCAATGCTTTGACCAGGCTCTGCTTGACCTGCTCAATTTGCTCAACATCGCTGATTTTCGACAGCGTCCACGCCTCCTGACGCAGGTGTTCCAGTCGCGCGTAAAAATCCGCCGACGGCTCAACGCTGCGGGCGCGTAGGTAATCGGCGGCGGATGGGTAATGTGCCATCAGTAGCGCCCCTTGTCGGCATGGACGTAGCCCTGCGCCGCTGCCAATGCCAGCGCGCCAGCGAGCCAGTCGGTATAGGCGCTGTCGTCGTGGTCGTCGTAAAGCAATACCAAGCGGCGCATCAGGTCGGCCTCATCGCGTGCCTCACGGGCGACAGCCAGCACAGCCTCAACGCCGAGCATCTCCGGGGCATCCTTGAGCGCAGCGACGATGCCGTCCTCTACCTCCTGCGCCCCCGGCGTCAGTTGTGAGAGCGAGAGGGAGAGCTTGGGCGCAGCGGACGCCGCCGCTACCACCCGGAAATGCTGCGGCTCAAAGCCGTAGTTGTCGAGGTAGTATTGCTCGGTCAGCTCGATTTTGCCGGTGTTAAGCAGAGCCACATCACGCTCCCAACGCCCCTTGTCAATCGCTTGCGCCCGCTCATAGACGAAATAGACGCCCTCGGCGTCCATGCCGTTGACGGTGAGCAGGCAAGCGACGATGTGGTTGATTCCGCGCTCGACAAAGGTCAGGTCGGCATCGGCGATAGACTGTGTAAAACCGTCGTCCGTCTCCTGTGCCGCGCGCGAGCCGGTCTCCAGTTCGGAGGTCAGCACCCGACCCAGTAATGTCTTCTGGATGCGCTGGATTTGGTGGCGGGTGTATTTTTCATGCGCCGCGCCGTCGTTGTTGGCCTCGACAAACTCGATGCTGTCCTGGTCGCTCATGGCGACGACACCATCGGCCACCCCCTGCGAACCGGCCGCTGCCAATGCCGCCAAATCCCGCTGCGCCTCATCACGATTGGCGGTATTGACCGCGCTTTTAATCACCGTAATCGGCGAGGCATGGCGCTCGGTAAACTTGTTCCAGAACTGCTCGGCGTAATTTTTCGCGAACCACGCCCAATAGACGCGCGAAAGTAACGCATCGCCGTAAGGGTTGTTTTTGTTGACGTTGACCGCACCGCGCAGCACTTTTTCCGGGATGACCGCAACCTCGCCACCGTTCGGCGATTTCCAAACCAGATTACCATCGGCGTCGCTCTTGAATTGCTCGATGACGCGCGGCACGACGGCGCGGATGGTCTTTTGCTCGCCGTCCTGCCAGATGAGCTCGCCGATACTGGAGCCGATCCACAATGCCTGCATCATGATACGTACCGCGTCCTCGTACACGGCGGACACCGCCTCATAGAGCCAGTCGGTGTTGTCGCCCTCGATGTGCCAAGCGTTGCCCATCACCGCAGCAGTACGGCGGGAGATGCAGCCATAAATCTCGTCATCGTAGAGCAGTTTGAGCAGGTCGGAGCGCGTCAGGTTGGCGCGCTTGAGTACCTCGTCCACATCACTCGCCGAGAGAGTGAAGGTCGGTACGACAAACTGCGCTCCCGCCTTGACCGGGTTGGCGCGCACCTTGCCTGATTGCTTGGTCTTGTTGAACAGTCCTCGAAACATCGTTGTCCTCATAATCTGTTGCCCATGCGTCGGCGGGCGGATGCCACCACGCTGCTCACGCCCGCCCCGCCGCGGCGTATCATCGGCGCGCAGGCGTAGCGGCAGTTATGCACCAGTACGCCCGATGCGAAAAATTCTTCGGCGTCGGCAACCATCAGGTCATACACCGGCGCACGTCCGTCGTCGGAAACGTGCTGAACAATGGCGGCTGCAACAGCGGGTCTTGGCATACTTGTTGACGGCGAACTCTGCCCCGCAACAGGGGCAACAGCGGGTTTCGTTGTCCACGCCGGACTTGCGCCGGGCGGCAGACTTGCAGGCGTTGGAGCAATAGATGTCCTGATGCCCCATCTTGCGGGTGATGAAAGTCTTGCCGCAGTACGCACAAGGTTTTTCCATCCCCTGAAAATTCTTGTACGCCAATGCGCCAATTTCGCGGTGCTTTGCCAATCCTTCCGGAGAAGCGTGCCATGCTTTGGTGAGCGGGCGGATGCGTGCCAGCTGCGCGACAAGATCATCACGCCGCCTGCCCCAAGGTTTATGCCGCTCGCCAATGTGTTCACGCGGCGACAGGCATTCCAGATTCTCAAGGCTGTTGTTTTGACAATTGCCGTCTTTGTGGTGGATGTGCCAGCCGTCAGGGATGGCACCGTGGTTGTCCACCCAGATTTGCCGGTGCAAATAGCATTCGCGCTTCCCGTCGGGCGCGCGGCTGAAATACTCGCGGTCGGTGCGACGGCTTGAGTTGGGGTATCTGCGCCAATTAACCCCGCCATAGCGGACGGTTTCAACGTATTGCATTGCGTGTTCTCCAAAATAATCACCGCGTCGCCCGGTTCGATGCTATCCAAGCGGATGAATCCCTTGCCCACCACAAACACGCGATGGTCGCCGGTCGCGCGCAGGGTTTGCCCTGCCGTCTCCAGCCGGTAAACGGGTTTGTCTGCATGGGTCATCGCTGCCGCCAGTACCGGTTTCCAGCCGCTACGGGTGGCGACGTAATCACCTGCAACGACGTCTTGCACCGGGATATCGCCGCGCAGAGTAGCGACCTTTTCGCCGTGTGCGATACAGGCGTCCCAAACGTGGTTATTCCGGTCTTCCAGCTTCGGCAACACGTCGCCGGTCAGCCGGTCGGTCTTGTAGCTCCACAAGCGCGCTTCTTCTTGCGCGTGTTTACAATCCGGATGGATGACAATATCCATGCCGCGCAGCCAACCGATGCCGTCCTCGACGCTCCCCGGCCATTTATCTGCTGCCCGCATCCCCGGATAGCCGTGGTTGCGCAAATGGCTAATCATCTCCGGTCGGGCGCTATCGGCACGGATGACGTGCTGTCGCGCACCCTCGATGCGGTCAAACAGCGCAGGGACGTCCACCGTCTCCACGTGCTCTCCCCATGCCTCTTGCTCAACATAGAGCGTCTTGCCGTCTATCCAGCACTTGACCATCACCGTCGGATCTGACGCAAATCCCCAGTCCACCCCAAAATAGGGGCCGTCCCAGCGTGCCTGCGGCTCAAACGCCTCGATGCGATAACAGCCAGCCAGCACCTGCGCCGCTGACAACACGGCATACTTGCCATGCCAGACGTGCTCAAAATCCGCCCAGGCATTCTTGTCGCCCGCCTCCTGCCGTCGTTTGGCACGTTCGCGGTCGTTGTCGTACTCGTCCCACGTCTCCTTGCTGGCAAAGGGGTTGTCGTGGATGTTCACCTCAACCACGATGCTGCCCGGTTGTTTACCCTCCCCGCGTAGCAGTTGGTCAATCGGGTCAGTCTCGTTTTCGGGATTCCACGATGCCCAAATCTCGCTCCCAGCCTTGCGGATGGTCGGACGCAGCAGACGCAGCGAGCGCGCCGAAATCGTCTGCGCCTCCTCAATCCAGGCGCGGTCAAAATCCTCCAGCGACTTAATGCTGTCGGCGGTGTGGTCTTGCATCCCCTGAAAGATAATCAGCCCGCCTCCGTGGCGGTTGAGGATGAGGTCGCGCTGGATGTCAAAATGCGACAGCACGCCGAGCTTCTCAATCTTCGCCTCAATCAGCGCCTTCACGCTGTGGCGTAGCGATTTCTGGATTTCGCGGATGCACACCGTCTTGCTGTTTGGGTCGAGCAAATGCGCCTCAACGATCGCCTCGGCGAAAAAATGCGACTTGCCGCCACCCCGCCCACCATGCGCGCCCTTGTAGCGTGCCGGTTGCAATAACGGTAGCGCCCAGCGCGGGGTGTCAATGCGCATCGACAATCACCCGCTCAATGCGCGTCGGGGCGCTGTTGTTAATCTGGATGGCGGTGTCTGGGGTTTTGCCCAGTACGCATTCGCTCTGCGTTTTGACTACTCTCGATGCGCCCTCAACAACGGCCATCGCCCCCTTCACTTCTTCAATCTTCTCCGCTGCATCAGCCATCGCCACTGCTTTACCTGCGAGCGTCATTGCCGCCCCACGTAGTCTTTGCAAATCCTCATTGCGTTGCAGCTCCAGCGCCAAACGGTCGCTTACTTCGCGGCGCACCTCTTCGCGCAACGTTGCGTTAAGCTGTTGCGTTTCGTTGCGCAACGCTATCTTTTCTTTTTCGTTTTCAACGGTTGCAGAAATGAGGCGTTGCGTTTTCTCCTGATTCCAGCCCTCGGCCTTCGCCCGGCGGCTGATGTTGGACTTGTGGACGCCATACTCCTCCGCCAGCTCAGAAAATGATTTGCCATGCGCCTCATGGGCGGCTCTCATCTCCTCCCATTGCACATCGGTCAATCGTGCCATTACTGCCCCCGAGACTTGACGAGGGCATCGAGCTTGTCGTTAATCTTTTCAAACTGCGCCCGCATCTCGGCGCGGTCGGCATCAATACGGATACGCAAATCCTGCAACGCCTCACGCCGTGCCTGCTGCTCCGCAAGAATCGCCTCCTTGCGCGCCTGCTGCTCCGCCGCAATCTGCACATCCTGCAGAGCATTGGTTTTGTCAATATCGGCGAAATACAAAAAACCGCTGACCAGCATGCCCACAACCACCAACACATTGCCCATGCTGATGCGCCAATCAAACAGCGCTTTCTTGCCTTCAGTTTCCATCACACAAACTCCGCAACTGGCCAATGTGTTCCTTCAATCTCAACTCGCGCTCAACCAAATCCCGGTAGGCGTCGTCCGACAACGTCGCCAAATCCGTGCCCTTAACGACGGGTAGGGCTGGCATCGGCGGGCAGGGCGCAGGCGGCAAAGGTACAAACCCCCCCCGCGCACAGCCCGCCAATACCAACAAACACAAAAACCGTTTCATTGCCATGCCGCCACCAACAAACTTGCGCCCCACATCAGCAGCGCCAGCCCGGCACATACCGCGAAAAAGAACGCGCCGGCCGCCAGCTTTTTCCCTACAAAACCTGCATCTTCTGCTGTCATCTTGCCCTCTACCTTGACCCGTGTTTTCGGGTTATACTGAATCATCGTTTAAGCCTTCCGTCTAAGGTTTGAATGAAGAAACCCCGCAGAGTTGCCGCCCTGCGGGGTTTTGCTTTATGCCTAAAAAAACCGCCCGGAGGCGGTGTCATCAAATATCCATCAGGGCGATTTCCACCATGCTGCGGTACTTCAGCGCGGCGGTGAGAATCACGATGCGGTAGCGGCGGTTTTCTTCCAGCGCGTCTGCAACGTTCATAAACGCATCCACAATCTCTTTCGCCAAATCCAGCCAGGTTTTGGCGGTAAGAAAATCACGCAGCTTTTTGGCGAACTCGTGAATGACGGCGATACCTTGCGACGCGCGGTCAATATCCTGAATGCAGGTGAAAACGATGCGGGCAACTTCCTCATTGACATCATCGGCGGTGTAATGCTGCATCGTCGGCCACAGGCGATGGATAACTCTGATATATTGCTCTTGGGTTTGTCGGTCTAAAGCCATGATAAACTCCTGATTTAGGTTAAATAAAAAGTGCCTTGCGGCACCAGAAAGAGGACTGAAACCATGAAAAAACTCCTGATTCCAACCCTGTTCGTCTTGCTTGTCGCCTGTTCTGGCGAAAAGGCAGGCTCAGAACGCATCAAATATGAAAAAACTGGCAGCAACAAAGCATGGCAAGTGGGAGAAGCCGCATTGCGCGCCTGCAAAGATGAAGATGCCAAAAAAGAGCCTTGCGCAACCATCCAGCTAAAAGAAGGTGCATCCATTCCAAAACATCCGCTGACCAGTATTGATGACATTGCCGTGCTGTACGTTTACGATCCGACGATTAATCCGAACGACCCTATAACGTCGTACAAAATGCGTTACAACTGCGAGTTTTTCCCGAACAAAAAAGACGAACCCGCGCTTTGTCTGAACCTTGAAGAAGCCAACCAGCTCCTTGCGCCGTTCGTGAAATAAAAACGGCGGCCAAAGCCACCGTCTTACTTCTCGAAATAATCACGTCTCCCCTCCCGGATAGCCTTCTCGGCTTCCTCGCGCTCTCGTTTGGATTGCGATGCCGCCTGATTGGCGCGCTCCGCCCGTGCCTTGAGGCCGTCGGCGATGGCCTGCAAACGCGAGCGCTCGCGCCGCTCCATCTCAGCATCGAGGTGGGCATTCCTCGCGCGCAGCACATTGACCGCAACCGCGAGAGCGACGACAACGCCAGCGAGCGCATACAGCGCCCAGGATTTAATCCTGGCGAGCACGGAACACCCGCCAACACAAATAGCCAATCACGCCCGCCAGCACCACAAACCATAACCACGGCGGCAAAAAGCGGGCAAGGTTGTCATGCAAGTCGCCTGCACTCGCGGCCGTGTCTGCCGCAGCGCCGATGAGCGCAGCCGCGCCCGTAGCCGGGGCGACGTACTCACTGGCAGGCGCAAGGGCGCGTCCGTAGGCTTTGGCACCGCGCCCGTCATCCGGCACATGGTCAAGCGGCGGTTCGGCAATCATATCGCCCCGCGCGGCAACCGCCGCCCTGCGCGCATCATTCACCGACTGCCCCGGACGGCGTGCCTTGTCGGCCTCGCCCGCCATGCGCAGCGCATCGCGCTCCACGTCGTTGATGCGCGTCACCCAGCCGGGGTTCTTCTTCGCATTCTTCAGACGCAGTTGCCACTTGCGGCGGGCGGCGCAGTAGCGCTTGATGAGCTCGGGCAGATTAGCGGCACGTACCGCCGCCAGCGTCTGACTGCCGACAATACCGTCGGCTTTGACGCCCAACACCTCTTGCAACAGGCGCACCGCTTTGGATACGCCCGCGTTCACCGCCAAATCAAACACCGCATAGCCGATACCGGGCGGCAGGTCTTCATAGCGGATCGGATTGGCGTAGTTGGCGCGGTAAATGGCGGCGGCTTCGGCGTAGGCGATATTGCGTACCTCGCCGCGCGGCTTGCCCTTTTGCACGCACCAGTCGTTGTAAGTGTCCTGAGTGATGCCGTACATCGTCTTGCCGCCGGGGTCGGCATCCTTATCGCGGTCGCTCCAGCCGCCTTCATGCTTGGCGAGCAGGCGCAGCGCGGTTTGAAAATCAGCGTTCATCTTGCCTCCGGGCAATAAAAAAGCCCGCGTGATGCGGGCGGAAGTCCGATGCTTGCGCAGAGCGGGAACAACATTTCAATTCGCGCTCCCGAAGGAGCGAACAACAAAAAGCCCGCACAAGGCGGGCTGTTTTTTTGGAGCTTGTCAGGTTATTTACGCAACAACCCTACTGTGCCTGAAAGGGTACACTTCTTGCGCGGACACGTCAATAGCCCGACTTTAGCAGCGTTCCCCACGGTTTGCCGTAGTCGCAACTGTCGGTTACATACTCGCGATAATAGCGCCCGACCAGCCCGTCATGCACCACGATTTCAAAGCGGGTGTTTCTGCGGATGTCGATGGGAAGCATGACGATATAATCCGGGATTTCCGGCTCTTGGGGTTCAGGCGGCGGCAACAACTCGCCCTCTATCGCAATGCGGCTCATCAGGGAAAGGATTTCAGCGTAGTGTTCCGGCTGCACGTCCTTGTAGCTCACGCCAAACTTGCTTTTCACCGCCGACCACAAGGTAATCGCCAGTCTGGCTTGCTGGTCTTTCGGTGCGGCCTTGACCAGCTCACGGTGCAGCGCCTTGATGGTCTCGACTTGTTCGAGGGTGAGACCGCCGGGAGAGGTCTTGCGGGTTTTGGGGGCGCGGTAGCAGCCGGTCTTGCGGATGGTGGGGAGGACTTCTTCCATTACCCACGCTTCAAAGGCTTCCGCTTCCGGTTTGCGTGATTTGATGATGAGGCGGTACAGGTTCGGCTCGTTGATGTACGCCATTTCTTGATTGCCTCCATCGGTAGGGGTGTAACGATTCGTTACACCCCCTGCCTTGCAGTGGTCGGCAATGGCTTTGCGGGAATTTTGATAGCCGAGGACGTCGCACACGTCTTTGGCGTTGAACAGTAGTTCGCCGTTTTCTACCAGCGTGCGGACGGAATGGGATTGGAAAGATAGGATTGCAGGCGCAATTTGTTTTTGCGTAGTCATGGTTTCACCTTTGTATTTCAGTTTATGGTCGCCGCGAAATGGGCGGCGGGTCTCAACTACCGTACAAAGTCGGCGGCGCTTATTCCCCGAAGGTATTGTATTCGGCGCTCTAAACCCGCCATAAACTGGGTGAAATCCTGTAGCCATGCGAAACGAACGATGGAGCACGGATACAAAAAAACCGCAATGTTGTCGGATGCGGGAGCCGCTTTGTATAAGTAGTGAAGCCACTATACAAAAAAGCCCCGGCGGGTGCAAGGGGCTTGAAAAATCCTAGACTGCCCCCAATAAGGAAACGCCGCAATGTCGCGGTGTTATAGGAGACTTTATGTCTGACAAACTGAAACCCGGCCAAAATACCGGGAAAGACGGCGGAATCTATCGGGAAGTCGGCCCACGTGGCGGCAAGACCGATAACTACACCACAGTCAAGGATAACCAAAAATTGCCCCCTACGCAAAAACCGGGCAATCATTGGGAACCTGAGCATATAACGCCTGACAGCAAACGCTGAAAAACCGAAGCCGGGTCATCCCGGCTTCCTCATTTTGAGGGTTGCAAATTCTACGACGGCATCGAGCAAATGGCAAAAAGTTTCATTGGCCTCGCCGGGTGCGACCTTCACCCCCGCCTGCGCGCAGATATCAAATACCAAGTGAGCGGCCTCATGCGCCGCCGTGGCAGGCGCACCGTCAAACACGCCGAGCAGGTAAATATCTGGCACGCCCTGCCCGCGAAAGGTGTTGGCCGCGCCACGCCTTTCCAACATACTCGCTGTGCTACCCAAGGCACGGTGCGCAGAAATCCACTCCTCGCGCGTTTGGCAGAGGAAGATAGTCCCCGGCGAGAAAAGCGGCACCGCCATTTTGGGTAGTTTGGGGAACCTGCCAGGCAGCTTCATACCGATAACCTCCCCTGCAAAAAGGCATAGCCGCGCTGGCGGATTTCATGCACGCGCTTGCGCGTACCCAAACCACAACGCCGCCCGATTTCATCATCGGCCATCCTGAAGAAAAACCGTGCCTCAATCGCCCGATGCGACTGCGGCTGATGCTGCTTGAGCGCGAGCAGGGCATTGCCGACGGCGCGCGCCTCCTCGTCGGAGAGCGCAGGCAGGGCGTCCTCGTCAATCGTGTCCGGGATAGCGCGCGCATAAATGGAGCGCCCCGGAAAATTGAGCGGGCGCAGCGGATTACCCGCCCATTGCGCGTACTGCGCCAGTTTCATTTCCACCTCTGCAAACATCATTGCCAACTCTCAAACTCAATACGCCCGGTCACGCCCTGCTTGCGCAGCGTTTGCATCCGCGCCAGCTCCTTGCGGTAGTGGGCGGCGATTTCCGCCTCCTCACCCTTCGGCACCTTGACCCGCCGCCTCATCTTCTCGCGCAAAATCCCGATCACCCCGTCGCCCAGCTTGCCGCGCAGCCACGCCCCGGAATCGACCGGATTACCGCCGTACCAGGCATGGCAGGCATAACACAGCGCCATCGCGTTATCGCCACACCAGCGGATGCAGCGGTTACTGCGCGAGAAATGATGCGAACAATGCAGTCCCATGCTGCTGCGGTCGTACACCTTGCCGCAGCGCTCGCAGACGTAGTTGCTGCGCTCGCGCACACAGCGAGAGAACGCCTCATCGGCAGGCGTGCGCTTAATACCAATACTCATCTCACCCTCCAATCCAGCCCAAAATCCTGCGGGTTACGCAGCCCCAAATGCGCCTCGCCCGCCCACAGCCCGTCCAGCGCCTCGGCGAACTGCGCCACCGTGCAGCGGCTGGTACTGCCCAGCACATTCGGCTCGCCCAAAAACTCCACCTGCTGCTCGTAGGACAGTCGCGCCCCCGTCTGCCGCCACACCCACGCCCATTTGGCGTCATCGCGCAACAGTACCGGCACGAAATACTGCAACTTGAGGCGCCCGCCGTGCTTGGCCTCGCCGGTGGCGTCAGACACATCCGACGCCCACATGTGGAAAACCGCGTTTTGCGCCTTTGAGCGGTTGGTCTTGTAGTCGTCCACCTCGACGGCAACCGCCTTACCCGCAGTAATCCGCTCGCCCATCTCGCGCAGTAGGTTGCGCCACACCTCATCCTGCGCCCGCAGTACAAACAACCGCTTCATCGCTCCCTCCGTAAAAGCCGCTCGATAAATCGGAAAATCTCGTCAATCTGCGCCGCCGGCTGCTTGCTCTTGCGCAGCATCATCAACACCTGCCGATCACGCTTGCGCTCGCATCGCAACTCCAGCGCCCGGCACATTTGCGGGACGATGGCCGGATTGAGCCAGCGGGCGAGGCAGATGTTAAGCACCTGGTCGATGTACCAGGCGTCGTAGCCGTCGCTGATGGGCTTAACCATGACGCACCTCAATAGCCATTGCGCCACCTCGCCAGCCCGGCGTCTGGGTACGCCTCGTCGCCCGCGGCGAAACGCGGCGTAACCTTGCGCCCCAAAAAGCGCTCCTCGACCCACGCGGTGCGGTACCAGTCGCCATCACGCCAGACGAAGCCATACTTGCGGCCGTCGGCGTACTCGACCACCTTGACCCACTCCCGCACGCCGTCGCGCTCCACCAGCACCGCATCCGGCGACGGCTTCAGCACACCATGACGAACAGATATTGCCTGCGTTCTGACGGCCGACTTGTGTCCTGTACGTAGCAACCGCAGCGCCTTGAGATATTGCCTCCAAGTCAGCTGTCGATAGCTATTGCGTTTAGGACAATGCAATCGACAAACATGGGCGTAGGACACCCCGCGACTCTCAATGCCACAGATAACCGACGTGGACAACCCGCTCATCTCTGCCACCTGAGCCAACGTGAGGTCGTAGGCCTCGCGGATGCGCCGCAACATCGCGCCGGTCATGCCTCGCCTCCCACCACACGAAACCGCCCACGATGCTGTTCAGCCTCTTCGCGCGGTTTACTCCCTGGCATCCGTATCCCAGCAAGCAGGTCGTCCAGGAAGGCGAGATTTTCCGCGCGCTGCTCCGGGCTGATTTCCGGCTCCGGCAAAGCGGGCAACGGCGGGCGCTTCGGCAACACCTCCAGCAACGCCGCGGGGGCAGGCCAGCTCTTGCAACGCGCCGCCAGCAGTACAAACGCCTCGCGGAAACGCGGCGCATCCTCGTCGGCAAAGCTGCGGTTGTGGCCAATAGCCTCCATCCACACCAGCCCGGTTTTATCAAGCGTTTCCAGCGCAGGTGAGCGCTCCAGTTGCAGCGCCAGCAATTTTTGCAGGCCAAACATGATTTCCTCTTTCACGCTGGCAGACATTTCTGCTTTCATTTCAAATCTCTCCACGTCTGATTTTTTCCTTCATCTCTTCCAGGACCGCAATACCCATTGCGACCTTGCTCGTCCGTTGCGGTGGCATCGTTGCGCCGCCAAACCCTCCTGCCATCGGCATCCCCGCAGCGGGCGACACCTCCCGCCCGGTCTGGTCAAACGTGCGGCCGTGCGGTGGGTGTCCAACCTGCCGTGCCAGCGCCAAATCCGCCTGCTCGCGCTGATAGCCCTCGGCGTAAAACGCGCGCCACTCCTTGCCCGCTGCGAACGCCGCCGCCTCCTGCACGCTAATGCCTGCCGCCTCCGCCTGCGCACAATGCCGCTGCCAGGCAGATTCCGTCATCGGCTTGCCAGCGCGGTATTGCCACCA